ATCATGGAGGTAGTAAAATAACAGCAACATACTATATACAAACAGATGATGATTGTGGTGACCTATTATTAATTGATCCCCGTGGTGGTGTAGATTGGGACAAAGAGGTTTATAAAAATGTTAATGGAGCTAAATTTAAAAAAATAACACCGAAACCAGGAAAACTTGTATTTTTTCCATCATATGTTTTACATTCCGTAGATGTTAATAAATCTAAAAATATGAGAATTTCATTGTCTACCGATATGCAAACATATTCAACTAATCTATTGAACAATTTTATAGAAATGAAAGAAAAACAAAAAAATGTGGTATGAAAAATTAGATATTCAATTTGATATTGAAAAATTAAGAAAAGAAGTAGAAGAAAGTGTTTTTCCTCTAGGTGATCAAGTTGTTCAAGGTGAAGAATTTGAAACACAAAATTATCATGGGTTTGGTGGTTGGAGTATTTTGAGTAGGCGTGGTGATTGGAAAGATGGTTGGGAAGTTGTTCAGCATGAACATGGATTAAAATTAGAAAATTTTCTACCGACAAAAGAATTGATTATGAAGTCGTACAAACATTTTAATATTGCTCACAGTTTGGAGCACGATAGACCAACTCAAGCTTGTGTCGGAGAAATTAAAAAGGTTGTAGATAAATTGAAAGATTTGGGATTTGAACCAAGGCGAGTAAGAATAACTTGTTTACAGCCTCATTGTAAGAGCTTGGTGCACAAAGATGCTGAAACAACAGATTATATGGCCAGAATACACATACCATTATGGACAAACAAAAAGTGTGTTCATATATGTCAAGGAAAAAATTTACACATGCCAGCTGATGGATCGGCATATATTGTTTGGGTGAATTTGTGGCATCAAATTAGAAATGATTCCGATGAGCCTAGATACCATATGATTATGGATGCTTATGACACAAAAAAAATAACTCAATATTTCAAATACGAGGGAGAATTTGAACAATTGGAAAATTTTTCTAGAAGGTTTAGGCAAGAAATAAATGAAATAGAACTAACGCAAGAAGATATAGATTTCTTCGAAGCTGTCAGAGAAAAATATGTAACCAACTATAACGTAACGTAAAATGAATGCAAATACAAAATTAGAGATATGTAATACTTGTGAGAATTATAAAGTTAAAATAAAAATATGTACACAATGCCATTGTTACATGCCAATTAAGGTCAATTTACCTTTTGTACATTGTCCTATAGGAAAATGGTAATGTTTAATTACTGCCCACCGAAACAATTACAAGATTTGCAATCAGAAACATTTCCTGATGGCCGAAGATTTTATAAACTACCAGATGGTACAAAATTACCATCGGTCACCACGGTGATTGGTGCTCAAAAGAAACATATTTTTCAGGCATGGCGTAACAAAGTAGGTGAAGATGTAGCCAATGCCATCACCAAGAAAGCAACCTCTCGTGGTACAAATGTTCATACATTGTGTGAACGATACCTAAACAATGAATCATTAGGTGATGTAATGCCTGATGCTCAAGAAATGTTTTTATCAATCAAACCACATTTAAATCGTATTAACAATATTCATTACCAAGAACAAGCATTATGGTCCACACAATTAAAGATGGCAGGCCGAGTGGATTGTATTGCTGAGTTTGATGGTGTGCTTTCGGTAATTGATTTTAAAACATCCAAAAAAATTAAGAGCCATGAGGACATTGAAGATTACTTCTGGCAAACATCTGCCTACGCCTTGATGTATGAGGAGTTGATTGGTCAACCTATCCATGATTTGGTTATCGTCATGGCCGTTGAGGATTCGAGTCCTATCGTATTCAAACAAAAGACCGAGGACCATATCACAGGACTAGTTAATGCCATTTCATATTATGAGAAAAATGGTAAACATTAACTAAGCTGGTTGCCTATATAAGTATAAACACTTATAATAGGACACTATGAACAAATATTGGAAAAAACTCTGCACACCCGAGCAGAACGAAAGACAGTACGGGGCTTTAAAATTTTTGGCTGGTGGCCTAAGTTTTCTTTTTGTTATTTGGTTACTAGAAAGGATTCTATAATGCCTAGCAAAGAATGTGTAAAACAAGTTAAAATAAAAAGTTTTGCATTTTATACCGGTGCCTGTGCTTTTGCATTAGGTGTAATTACGATGCTTTTTGTGTTGAAGTAATTCGTGGAAGTTGTTTAAAGGAAGATTCTATGAAAGTTAAAGAGCTAATTAAAAACCTATATGAAGCTGAAGTTGAGCATAATGTTAAAAAGGTTAAAAAACTTTGGTTTAAGTTATTGAAAAAATCTTTGAAACATAAGCATACTGAAGCTGTAAAGTAATTCGTTGAAGTTGTTTGAATGTTGTTGTGGACGGCGGTGCGAATCCGCCCACCTCCACCAAAAGTATATTAACGAACCGAGTTATCGGTAGCAAACACACATTATAGTTGTGGTAATATACTTCTGATGGGGGTGTTTTAGATTTGACATGGCAAAATAGAACAACGGAGAATCGCCATGACAAGGCGTAATAATCAAATTAAAATAACCGCAAACGATAATAAATTTGCATTAGCAGCCTAAAAACTGCTTAGGGTTTTGGTGGTTGACCTAGTAACAGAACAACCACCACAAAATTTATGGCAAATTACAAAAGAAAAAAATCAAAACGAGTTTGTAAGTGTACCTTGTGTACCAAATTTCGTTGGTTAGGTAATTCGCTACAAAGAAAAAGAATCTCTGATATTCGCAATATTGACAAAGTGAAAAGTTATGAAAATTTGGATTAGTAATTACAGAAACCATTGGATTTCTCCATACACCATTATAGATTATGCGTTTTTCTGGACTGATTGGAGTAAATGCAGCCGTAACAAAAGCATTATTGATGATAAAGAATGGGTAGACCATCCTGCGTGGGTTGACAAATGGGCTGACCGAATTGAACCTATCAGTACCGCTATTCGTGTAGTGTTAGATTTCATTCATCCACGATTTAACTATGTAAAGATTGACCGCTGGGATACTTGGTCAATGGATCATACCTTGGCTCATATTATTTTGCCAATGTTAAAGCAATTGGACAAAGAAAAGCACGGTGCGCCTTATACCGATGACAATGATGTGCCAGAATATTTGCGTAGCCACATGGCACAGCCAAAAGAGAATGAATGGGATACAGACAGTTTACATTTCATGCGTTGGGATTGGATTATCGCTGAAATGATTTGGGCATTTGAACAAGAATTAAAAGATGATGATGAAGCACAATTCTTTGACCATTCTGCGTATGAAAAGGCTGATGGTAAAACCAATCACGATACTTGGTTCAAAGATATGACTGAAGGTAAAAGTAAGTTGAAGGTTGATAATGATGGATTAAAGATTCATCAAGAAAGAAAGAAAAACGGCTTTCGTTTGTTTGGTAAATATTATCAGAACCTTTGGGATTAAAATTAAAATTAACTAAATAGCTTGTCGGCATCACACACAAAGTCGATAACACACATTAACACACAGGAGAATTATTATGTCAAACATGACACCTTTTGAAATACGGCTCGAGCTTTTAAAAATGGCAAGAGATATGCTTTCTGATGATTATTTCGGTAAGCGTGAAGCAATATCAAATCAATGGTCCACAGATTGTGAAACGGCCAAAATCAAAGGTGAGGAACCACCGAAACATCCAGGTTACCCACCATTCCCCTCCGAACAAGAAGTTATTAACAAAGCAGCGACTTTGAATAATTTCGTTTCTAATATAACCACAGATACAAAAACAACAAAAAAATCTGTCTGATGAGGGTTTAGACGGCCGGTTTTTCTCGGCCGTTTAACACACACAAAGGAGAAATTTTGAAAAAAACTATTGTTTTATTTACAATGATACTGGTTGCGAGTATAACAGTAACAGCAGTAGCTTCAGTAAACAATTTGCGGTCTATGCCTTATAAAGCAAATTATAATATTATGAGCTCAGATGCCAAGAAACAGATTGAGTGTCTAGCAGAAAACATTTACTTTGAAGCCGGGCAAGAACCAGAAGTTGGTAAAATTGCCGTAGCATTTGTCACCATCAATCGTGTTAAAAGCGGTAGATTTGAAAATGACATTTGTGGCGTAGTCAAACAAAAAATTCAGAACATTTGCCAGTTTTCTTGGTGGTGTGAAGAACGACCAAAAGCAATATCTACCAGTAAGGTCTTGACAAACACAAACAATTCGTTATATAATAGTATTCGTGAGCTTGCAGTTTATGTATATGTAAATCACGAAAAGATGGAAGATCCATCTAAGGGTGCCCTATTTTACCATGCCGATTATGTTAATCCTCAATGGCGAAATATGGAAAGATTGACCGTTATTGGTCGGCACATTTTTTATAACAGGAAGGATTTAAAGTCAATATGATTACAGATAAGATAAACGATTTCAAAACAATCGTCATTTGTGTTTCAACATTAATATTAGCTACAATTATTTCAATTGCTTGGTTTAATATTCACGATAGAACACTCATGGCTGCAAACATGGATGAAGCCATTAAAAAAGGAATTGATCCAATTTCAGTTCGTTGCTCGTATGTTCAGAGCACGGATTTAATTTGTATTGCGTTTGCTGCTTCAGCGCAATCACACAATGTAGCACAACAAGCAGTTAAAAAATAATTAAGGAATTTATATTATGTCAAGATTTACTTTTATATGTGAAGATGAACCAATGCCATTTAGCGATGGCATTGTTTCAAAGAAAACAGTTGAATTCAATGGTGAATCCTTAGATGGTATTATTAACGAATTTGAGATGTTTCTAAAAGGTTGTGGATTTCATTTCTCTGGCCATTTAGATTTTGTTAGTGATGAAGAACCACCAGAGTGGCACACCGAAGAATTTGAAACACCAAAGTTTGATTTCTCGGAGATCCAAAAACTTAATTGGCCATTTCCTAGACAAACAGAACATAGTGAGAGCTCAGACAAATAATGCCTACAAAAGACGAGATGGCAAAATTTGCTAGAGCAATTGATGGTCTAGTGGCAAATACAGATTACAATTACATTGAAGCCATTGTTGAATACTGTAAACAAACTGGACTAGAAATTGAAGTAGCGGCCACTTTGGTGAATGCTAATTTAAAATCTAAGTTAACGGCTGATGCGATGGATTTAAATTTACTGAAAGAAAAAGGATCACGATTACCAATATGATTGATGGTTATGAAGCGTTTAGTTTGTACCAATCGCTCAAATTACATTTCAACCAACAAACATATGATTTCTTTAAGTATAACGGCAAGACAAACACATCAAAATTGGTCTTTGAGAATCGCAAAGACAAATACCACTTTTACAAGTTAGCCCGTAAGGTAACACAGAAAGATGATTTGGTTTCTTTTCTGGTTGCTAATTTTGTAGAAAATGAAAATGTTTGGGTTGGTGATTTATTGACAGAAGATGCGGAAGTGAATTTTCGCAAGTATCAAAAGATTATCCAATCGTTGTCGTATATTTTTGAGAATGATTGTAAAGTTATTTTTGAAGATTGTAAAGATCCGAATGATGTAATACGGGTGGTTGATGGTGAATATCCAATACTGCTAAAGAAAGCTTTGCGTAAGGAGATTCATATTGAAACTCTTTGCTTGTTAGCACAAATACTAGGTTTCTTGCCTATGTGGAACAAAAAAATCACCGACACAATTCGTTGGCCAGAATACCAAAAGAAGCTAACGAAATATGCCCACTTTTTACCGCAAGATATGGTAAAATATAAATTGATACTTAAAAAGATTATATAATGATTAAAACGATATACCTAGACATGGATGGAGTTCTGTGCGATTTTGAAAAGAAGTTTACAGAATTATATGGATTCTTGTCATTGGCCAAAAGAGACCGAAAAACTTGGTCAAAAGATTGGGAAGATTTCATATTAAACCAAAAAGCTTTTGAGGAGTTAGAATGGTTTCCTGGTGGCCAAGAGTTGTTAGCATACATTCGCAAACATCCAAATATCCATGTAGAAATACTATCTTCATCTGGTGGTGAGAAGTTTCATGGTGAAGTAACTGTCCAAAAAATTAGATGGTTAAGAAAACATGGAATTAATTATAAAGCCAATGTTGTACCTGGTCGTAAGCACAAAAAAGATTGGGCAAATCCTAGCTCAATAATTATTGATGATACGCCTGATGTTATTACGGCATGGAACAAAGCAAATGGTGTAGGCATACTTCACAAAGATGTAAAAGAAACTATAAAAACGCTTGACACGCTACTAAATAAATGATATACTATGTTTGTGTGAATAAGTCGTTTATATACCGTTAATACTCCGTTTATACGAAAGGAAATACTATGAGTAGTTTTGCAAACCTAAAGCGTGGCCGTTCTGACCTCGCTAAACTCACAAAAGCAATTGAAGCAACATCACAACCCGCTGAAGCTGGTTCTAAAGATGATACTCGTTTTTGGCAACCAGAAGTAGATAAAGCAGGCAATGGCATGGCAGTTATTCGTTTTCTACCAGCACCAGCTGCTGATGGTGACGATGCTCTTCCATGGGTTCGTGTTTTCTCACACGGCTTCCAAGGACCTGGTGGTTGGTTCATTGATAATTGCTTAACAACAATTAATGAAAAATGTCCAGTTTGTGAGCATAACAATACACTATGGAATTCTGGCATTGAAGCAAATAAAGATATCGCAAGAAAGCAAAAGCGTAAACTATCTTATGTTGCTAATATTATGGTTATTTCTGACCCAAGTAATCCTGCCAACGAAGGCCAAGTAAGATTATTTAAATTCGGTAAGAAGATTTTTGATAAGATTACAGAAGCAATGAATCCTGAGTTTGCTGATGAAACACCAGTTAACCCATTTGATATGTGGGAAGGCGCTAACTTCAAATTAAAGATTCGTAATGTTGAAGGCTATCGTAATTATGATAAATCGGAGTTTGCTAGTAAGTCAGCAATCTTTGAAGGTGATGATGAGAAACTTGAACAACTTTGGAAATCAGAGTTTGGTTTAAAGGAGTTTTCTGAGAAGAAGCAATTTAAACCTTATGAGCAATTGAAATCTCGTTTGGATAAAGTTCTTGGTTTTGAAGGTAATGTAGCACCTAAAACTAAAGCAATTGACAATTTAGATACTCTGAAGGAAGAAGATGTTCCTTTTGATACCTCTAGTGTTGAAGATGAGGACTTAGATTACTTTAAGTCGCTCGCTGAAACGAAGTAAAAAATCCCATGCAAGTGCTAGACCCCGCTTCGGCGGGGTTTTTTATGTGGCTAATCCTAAGAGAAGTGTAGCTATTTGAACATCATAAGCCGAAGATGGTTTTACTGCTGGTGGAGTAGAACTTGCATTTGTTTGATTGATATTATTAATATTTGTCATCGGCATCTGCGAATTCGCCTTATTATTCAAGGCAACAGAATATGAATTTATTCCAGTTGGCCTTCTTACAGAAGCTGTTGTAGTTGGAGCTGAACCAGGTCTGTATAAATTTTCAGCAAAAATAGTTTGGCCAATTTGTTTTCCACTATTATTATTCATTTCGGCCATTTTTTTGTTATATTTTGAAATGCCTCCAACATCTTTATATGCAGCTGGATTAGCTGATGTGAACGAATCTAAATTTTTGGATATTTTTGAAAGAGAGCTTGTGCTTTGATTAATCATAGATAATGAACTTGCATCGGGACCTTTTTGAAAGTTAGCTGTAGAACCCGGACCAGTAACTGCTTGAAATTGATTTTTTTCCATCAAGGTATCACCAATAGTTCCTCCACGCTTTCTGGTTCTGTTTAATATAACTGCCATTACATTGGCATATTCATCTTTATTTCTGCTTGATTCGGCGTAAACTGCCCTCATTAACATATCATATTCGTCTGGAGTAATTGGCCGACCTAAGTATTCTTCAATGGCTTTTTGTGAATCTCCTGACATTTGTGTGGGAGTTGTAGAAGAAGAACTGCCAACTTGGTCTTGATTAACACCTGTAGCAGCAAGCATGTCTGGAGTAAATTCACCGCCGCCCATAGTAGCAGCTGTTTGTTGTTGACCACCTAAAGATGACTGTTGTATTATAGCTTCTGGTGTGCCGGCTTGTGGTGTTGGAGATAAACTCATTTTATCTGTTTCTTTTTCTCCACTACTAAATTCTCTCCATAACAGATATATTTCATATGCAAGATAGATGGAAAATCCTAGCTGTATTAATGCTCCTATCCAACCACCAATCGGAATGGCCATCAAAGCTCCGGCGGCCGCAAGCCTGACACCAATTCTAGCAAACAATCTTGGTGACTTTTTCTCTACGAATTTTAAAAATTTACCCCATTTAGAATTTGGATCAGTTGCTCCACCTGACATTTGAACATAAGGATTTGATGTGACACGAGCATTGGAAATAGCTGAAGTTGTTTGTTTTCCTGCACCAATCAATTTGCTAATGGCACTAAGTCCTTGTTGAGCAGCTAAAGCTGCACCGGCGCCAATAGCAACTTTATCTAATCCTGTCATTTGTTTATTAGCAAAGGATTCTTCATTAGAAATATTTTCATCATCTTCACTTAAATAATTGTAGCCTAAAATTCCGCCTAGAGCTAAAGCAGCTAAAGTTGCTTTTCCTCCACCTGATTTTTTTCCTATTCTTTTTGCACCAGGAATTAATCCTTTTGCTATTGAAGCTGCTGTAAGAACACCTAGAATGGCTTTTAAAGCAACAAGGCCAATAAGAACGCCTCCTACTATTTTAGTTGTTTCGCTAAGTTTATCTCCAAAAAGAAGTAAAGTTCCACCAACCAAACCTAAAATTGACATTAGGCCTAAAGAATTGTCTTTTTTATCTGTGCTTGTAATTTGTGTTGGTGATGTGTTTCTTTTGTTTAAAGAAGCTTCATAAGCATTTTCTCTCATTTTTAAACTGGAGAAATAATTTTGAGCTTTTGTAGATGGAGTTCCGCCTTGTAACTTTACTAATTTAGCAACATTTTTTTGCATAATATTCATTTGCTCAGCAATGCGAGGTAAAGCCATTGAATTTTTTGCTGATATTCTGCCATTAATACTAATTTCTTGTAATACACTTGAAGATCCTGAAGAAATAGATTCTGATACTCCAGAAACTTTATTAGGTCCTGAAGTTGCTGAATAACCTCTACCAAAAACTTTACGGCCAACAATTGAACTTATTCCAGAACCGCCAAATAAAACATTTCTAAGGTCTATTTTTTCTAGCGTTTTTTTGCCTGCAGCTGAAGCTGTGCCTCCAATTAAACCTTTGGTCTTATATTCTTGTTGTAATATGTCAGCTAATCTACTTGCCATTTTTAACGCCTTTGCATTTGTTTAATCTTCTCGTTTTCTTCCTCTAGATATCTCATTAGCATATTCACATAGATATCTCTTTCCCAAGGCAACATATTTTCTAATTCAGTTAAACTATATTTGTGGTGTTGCATTAAAGCAAAATTAGTTTGATAGTGGTTGCTTAGGTTGTCATAACCAAAATTTATACGAAAAAACTTTCTATTCCTTCTACATTAATATTTTCTTCATATTCACATTTTTTACATTTAAAGTGTACCTGTTTTTTTAATTTAGGCATCGTTTCAAAAAACTTTTTTATTTTTTCTAAATCTTTTGATTGGAGAGAATCAATAAATTCGTCCAACTCTTGTTTAGGAATATCTTTAGAATAATAAATATTATCTTTATCATAGATATAATCAATACACTTTAAGGCTGTTTCTATAATAGAGTTAGGATCATCACTTAAATTTACATTTTCAAATAATTTAAAAGATGGATATTTCATAACAATTCCAACATTCTCTGAAATAACAATTTTTTTATCGTGTTGACCATTTTCTTCTGGTTTAATTTCTAAAACATTTAGCTCAATATTAACTAAATTATCACATTTAGAATCTTCACCTTTTTCATCTGTTACAATATTATTACACTTATAGTTTAATTTAATAGTTTCGCCAACAGAACGAGCCCTAATATTGAGAAAAATATTTTCAATATCAAACATAGGCAAATTTTCAATATCAACTTCATCCAAAATACAATTATTTAACACTTGTTTTGTGGTTTCTAAAATTGCCTTTACATCGTCCGTTTCATTAGTCATAAGAAACAGTTTTTCTTCTTTAACCGTAAACGGCCTAAATCTTACAGGCTTTCCTGTTGATAAAAGCTTAACCGTATAGATTGGTACATCAATTTTTGGTAACATATTAACCTCGCTTTATTAATTAAATTCAAAATTTAAATGGTAATCTCGTTGTTGCTTTTCCAAAAGGCAGTAACCTAGAAGCAGCAGAACCAAGAACGGCTGTTGCAGCTGCAGCTAAATCAAAAGTTCCATCATAAATGACACGGTACTTTTGATATGCAAATTGCACGGATAATCTGTGAAAATTATCCTCTGCCCAATTTACTGGTTGAGCAGCAATGCCTATTGGAAAAGCATCTATTAATTCAATTGCATAGATTTGTTGAATAAATTCGTTATATTGTATAATTTTTATGTTTGTCATATACCTTGTGCTTTGACCTTTTGGAAATCTTAAATTGTTTGTATCTGTTGGCATAATTGCTTCAGTCCATCGGTCAAAAAGTTTACGCTCAAAAAAATCATTTGTGCATAAAAATGTAAATGAGGTATCGTTGTATTGTGTTTGATATGGTACTTTATATGTTGGTCCATATATTTTTACATCGGCAGTTTGAAGTGCTTTTCCAGGTAATTCAGATACTTCACATTGGAGAGCTAGATAACGAGTAACTGAAGGGTTAGAGGTGCGTGCTTGTTCATCTCTCTGTCCTTGTCGTCCAAAAGCGTTTCCAATCGCATCCGAAACATCTGTAAAAACAGAGTTTGGAAAGTTTAATATTTTTTCAATTATAGAATTTTCTACAAACTGGCTAATGTATGGAGGAATAGGCAGTATTACTTCAAAACGAGATGGCTTTGCCAGTCCGTCTTTTCCTCGGATGTTTGCTAAAAATAAATTTGGTGAAAATGACATTTAAAATCTCTTTCGTGATTCTGCGTAAATTTTGCTTGTGCTTGCTTTTTCAAATTGTTCAACTGGCAAAAGAGCCGCTATATCCCATTCATCAGCAGGTATCTCTAAAAATCGTGAAGTGAGGTGATTAAACAAATACCTCTTGATGCATGGCATGGCTTGAAACGCTGTTGAAGCCATTGACAAGTATTGATAGCTCAAACGCAATTTTGTTTTTTCGTCAAATCGCTTATTGGTAGCTGTATCACTTAGTTTATCTAAAAGGATAATTCGTTGCTTTGGGTGAATGTAATGCAAGTTCAACCCTAAGAAACCGTCTGAGTATCGTTCAATTGGTATAACCAATGGGAACCTAT